ATATTAATAAAAGTTACTTTTAATTACAACTAGTATAAATAGATGCATGACTAAATTAATTTCGTTACAAAAAACATGTGATTTTCTTGGACTATCGAAGTCTGGACTTCGCACAACCCCTGAATCGGTTCTTCCGGTTTACCGCACTGCTGGTGGACACCGAAGATATAAACTCCAAGATGTGCAAGCATTAATGGGTGAAACCAATACAACTAAAAACCAAACCGACCGAGTAGTGATTTACAGCAGGGTGTCGTCCCACGGACAGAAGAAATCAGGTGACCTAACTCGACAAAAAGAACGTCTTCTGGGCTATTGTATCAATAAACAGCACACTATCATTGCCAACCTCGAAGAGGTTGGGTCTGGTATGAACGATAAGCGACCTAAACTTGTTAAGTTGATTTCTATGGCATGTAACGGAGAAATAGATAAAGTAGTAATCGAACACAGAGATAGATTAACTCGGTTTAACTTCAACATATTCAAATTATTTCTTCAGCACCACAGCGTGGCAATAGAAGTGGTTTCCGAACCAGAAACATTGAGCTTCGAGGACGAACTAGTATCGGATATTATTTCTCTTATGACATCATTTTCAGGGAAAATTCACGGGAAGCGAAGCCACGTAAATGTTAATAAGTAAATCCTACAAGGTTGAAATTAAACCTAACAATGTCCAGAAAACTTTTCTAATGAAAAGTTGTGGGGTTGCTCGGCTTGCTTATAACTGGGGTCTGGGTTACACCAAAACTTCATATGAACAGGGAGAGAAATATAAAGGCTCTATCGGACTCCACAAGGCACTCTGTGCCATCAAAAAAGAACAATACCCATTCATGTATGAGACAAGTAAACTTGCCCCACAAAACGCACTGCGTGACTTAGATAAAGCAATGCAGAATTTCTGGCGAGGACTTAAAACAGGAAAGCGTGTGGGCTTTCCTAAGTTTAAATCCAAAAAATGTTCCAAAAATGCGTTCAGGATTGATGGTGCTAACATTAAAGTCACTGATAATTTCATTAAACTACCAAAATTACCACCAATTCGACTTAAAGAAAGGGCATACATTCCAACAGAAAACGTTAAATACATGAATTGCACAATCTCACGTAAAATAAACCGTTGGTTTATCACTGTTTCAGTTCAAGAAGAAATATTTCCGAATAATACCCCAGAAGAAATTATGGGAATTGACTTAGGAATCAAAGAACTGGCCGTTTGTTCAAACGGTGAGGTGTACAAGAACCCAAAATATACTAATAAATACGCTAAACGACTTAAACGCGCACAACAGTCGTTAAGTAGAAAAGTAAATGGCTCGAAGAATCGAGCCAAACAACGAGATTGTGTTGCTAAAATTTATAATAAAATTAGTAATTCACGAAATGATACAATCAATAAAATGACCAGTAATATCACGAAAACCAAGTGTAGAATACTAGGCATTGAAGATTTAAATGTATCAGGAATGACTAAAAATTATAAATTGGCAAAAACAATTACTGATGCGAGTTTCGCAGAAATCCGAAGACAGCTAGATTACAAAAGTGAATGGAACGGGGGTAGGATTGTCCCAGTGGACAGATTCTTCCCTTCCAGTAAAACGTGCAGTAATTGTAGCTCCGTTCAGGATATGCCGTTAAATAAACGGACATATTCGTGTGGTTGTGGGTTTGAGATGGATAGAGATTTGAATGCGTCGATTAATTTAGAAAAATATACCGCGAGTTCCGTGGAAATTAAAGCTTATGGAGAGAACATAAGTCTGGCTTCGGTTTCATTAGAAGCAAGCAATCTCAATGAAGTAAGAAATAAACTTGAATTTAAACACCTTCGGTGTTAAGATTCAGTAAGTTTTATAGAACGGATAAATAACATGATATAGTAAAGTGGTGGTTGAGTAAATGCACATACGGTTCAGACAGGGTATTGTAAACTATCAAGAATCACCATACTTTTTAAATAAAGTTGGTGATAATGTTTTCATACGAGCCAACAATGAAAGCACCGTGGTGGCGTTTGTTTATCTAAACGTTGATTTCATCTATGCAGAGACTTCAGACATTCTCGCGTGGTCTGGACCATTCACACAAAAAACGTGGCTCTATTGGGATATTGATCTAGATACTGGGATCAGAACTTTTGGTTTAACCACAGTAGAACCCGACTTTGGTCTTACCCTTCCAAATAATCCATTAATTAATCAACATTTTTTTAACACTGCTCATAAAGTGATGAAAGTGTATGATGGGACTTCTTGGGTAAATGTTGCTAGGGTTTTTGCAGCGGTAGTCAACACTGATAACTCTATACAACCTTTTAACGTAAACTCCAGTCAAGCAGGTTTAAACTATGGAGCGGAGGCTGGCTTTTTGTTATACAACAATGATGGAAGCCTACTAAAAGATAATAATGGTATTCCATTAAACACGGAATATACTATGGTTTCCCAAGAGTCGATATTCAACCAGACTACCTTGGGCGCAGCTATAGAACACGGCAGAACCAAAAGGCATATTCCCAAGTATAAATGTGTATCATGGGAATCATTTGGAAACTATATTGAAACAACTGAACCTAGTAATGAAAAAAGGTGTAACGCTCTTACCCTAGAAACAGCATATGCGGAAGAGAGAACTAAAATACTAACTCAGGGATATGTAACTGATTTAATCAGCTTTAATTGGACTGATGTACCCAATACATCATTGTATGTTGGATATGGTGGGGTTTTAACAACAACACCCCCTCGTAGGAATTCTATTCAGCGTGTAGGCTACATTGTGGACCGGAGAACAATTTATTTTGATCCGGGTCATATTGTACTGATAGACCCACCAAACCTTGTGGATTTGTCACCAACACCAACACCATCGAATACACCTACACCAAGTGTTACACCAAGTGTTACACCAACCCAAACACCAACACCAAGTATAACACCAACCATTTCGATCACACCATCGAATACACCAACACCGACACCAACAAGTACAGTGACACCAACACCTACACCGTCACCTACACCTACACCAAGTGTAACGGCAACACCTACACCAACACCTACACCGTCACCAACACCGTCGAACACACCGAGTGTCACACCAACAATGTCACTGTCAGCCACCCCTACACCGACACCAACGCCTAGTAGTAGCCTGTCAGCCACTCCTACACCTACACCAACGCCTAGTAGTAGTTTGTCGGCCACACCAACCCCGACCCCGACCCCAACGCCCTCTAGCGTGGTTGAGGATGTGTCAGCGTTCAACTTGACGTTTGACGAGAATGATGATAGTGGAGTGGTAGCCCTACTATCATCCAAGACCACCCCACTAATATCACCAGAAGGGTTCTTGGGTGACGGAATAGGTAGAGCACTCCGAGTACAAAATTCTGATTTACCTAGCTGGATAGATGTTACTACAATTGGTATACAGGCTGATATTAAAATCGAGGATTATAAGTCTGAGGAAGATTATATCTTTGATTTCTCTTCTGGTGGGCTTGTTGTTAGAGGGGACATAAGAAACTCTCGCTTGCCGGTGGCTGGGGTAAATATTTCAGAAAACTTTATCCCATTATTCCGAAAAGATTGGGTGTTTCAGGATACAACAGATTATATTAAAGATATTGTGGTTGATGGTATAAACATAACAACACTGTCCACAACCGACACAGGGTCAACCATTAGAATGTTTAGTAAAACTGACTTTTCTACCCAATTGGTTTTCTCTACTAATAACAAATTCGAATCATTAGAAGCTGACTTAACCAACCCTGACATATTATGGGCCATAACTGATGATAAACATCTCGTCCAAATTGATGGAGACTACGCGTTTACAAATGGAATCTACAAAGAGGATTTGAGATATAATCTGGGTGGATTGAATAACCCGGTGGCAATAACGTGGGTACTCGATGGCTCTTCGGTAATACTAGCAGTTGGAGAGTATTCTGGAGTCTCACCGTGTAGCCTTTGGTTAATAGATGATGGTCAGATAAACAATGGTGGAACATTCTCACTCGGTGACGAAATGGCCAGATATGAGTTACCTATAGCTAGACTGCGAGAACTATCGGCACGAGGTATGAATGTTTATGTTAGTTACAGTGGGTCTTCCTTCTTTGGACAATTTGGAAACTTTGATCTAACTGGTATTCTTGGTGTAGAACCCACAGGATTTACTATACCATTGGATAGTACATTGGATAGCCCATCTCCGTTTTCAAGTGGTATTGGTGTTGACCCACTAGGTGATATATGGATGACCACTACCGGATATGACGCAAATAATACTCCAGAATTTTGGAATGCTTTTTGGAAGTATGATGATGTAACCGGTTATAACACAATAACACTTAATGTTGATAGAGTCTTTAACACTATAGAAGTTAAAAACAATTTCGCTCCATTAACTGTTATAAATTCTTCACTCGGTACTATTTCGGATGTTTCTTTTGGTGCGAGTTGGAATGGTTCTAGCTTTCAACAATACGCATCTGCTGACATAAAAAATGTTGCCTTTAAGAACAGGACTATAGATTTTACCGAATATGAAGCAATACAAGCTGGATCATATGAACCAAATACTCTGACTGAATATAACATCGATGTGTTGAATCCTTCAGGAATTGATGGTGTGAATGACTGGACAAATAGAATTGGAACATTACAAAGCTCTGGAGAACACTTCTTAGGTGGTTCAAGCAATTCTCAGACCGAGGTATATCAGACTATAAATCTATCAGATTTTGGTATAACAACATCGGCCAGTGATGGTACGATCTGGATAAATGTTGTATGGGAACAATCTGGGGAATTTGATGGATCATCCAAAGTGGCAATTGGGGTAGATCAGTCACCATACGTAACTGACCCCGAAGCATCTTTAGAATACTCTGAGTTCATTGATGTTGAGACTTCCACAACTGTTGGAGGAACTAAATGGAGACGAAGGGTGTACACCGTTGAACTTATTGCTGGTTCGACCCAAATGGATTTATACCTCAAATTTTCAGGGGATGATGCATATGTCAGAAACATTATAGTTTCTGCATATAAGGCAGTATGATATGAGAAAAATTTTAAAAAGAGTGTACATTACTGATGGTGGAGAAACAGTAACATCGTCAGAAACATTACACAAATCAGTTGACGATTTTTTATATACCGAGGAAAAAGGTTCAAAAGAGTGGAAAATAAAACATAGATTAGAAACCACTGGGATAGTGTATTCTTTGTTCGACGAACTTAATAGGGTTATATACCCGGACTCTTTTCAAATACTAAACAGTAATGAGGTTATTATAAAATTTTCGAAAGAACAGCGGGGCAAAGTACTAATCATAGGTAACGTGGTGGAGTGAACCGGATAAATAGAATGACACTCGAAGACTAAACACAATGGTACAAGAAAACAATACACTGAATAATTATTACAGTCAAGATCAGATAAAAAAGTATTTGCTTCAATTTATGGCAATTTTTTCTGGTCTACAAGTTAGTATTGGTAAAAACGATTTTAACTCGGAAAGTGACTTGATACGAGTTCCGATAATTCATGGCTCAAAGGATAGGGTTGTAGCGCACATCATGGCTCGCAATTCACCAAACGTACCAGTGAAGCTACCAGTGATAAGTGTTCGCTTTACTGATATGGAAATAGCGTTGGATCGTTTATCTGGACAAAGAACGGTTACATCTGACGTAACTTTCCCCAGCGGTGGTGTATTTCCCGATGACCTTCGCACTGTAGAGAAGTTAAAACCAATCCCTTGGAGATTTAAGGGAGAGGTAAATGTACTAACTTCTAACATATATCACCAATATGAAATCATAGAACAGATCGCATTGATGTTTACACCTGACCTATATTTGTACACATCGGACGATCCAGATGATTGGACCGCAATACATAGAGTTCTAATGCTATCAGTTGATAATGAGGAGAACTACCCACCGGGAAGTGAGAGAAGAATACTTTCAGTCAACTTCTCATTTCAAATAGAGGCATGGCTCTCAGCCCCCGTTCATGTTAGAGATAATATCATTAGGAAGATTAAATTGAGAATTCAAAACATGCAAAATAGCAACAGTTTTGCTGAAATAAAACAGAATGCAGCGTCCCGTGGATTAGAAGAAGATTATGAAAATATTTTCGACATTGACGAGTTAGACCCACCCGAAAGATAAAATTTCAAAAGTTCAGCGTCACGCACAATAAATATGATTGAACATTTGCGATAATTCAGGAGAATAAAATATGGCAAGTCTAATCAGTCCCGGTGTAAGTGTAACTATCGATGACCAAAGCTTTTTTGCTGCGGGTCGTGCGGGTACTATCCCGGTAATTTTTATTGCTACAGCCGACGAAAAAACACAAGCTGATGGTATAACCCCAGCACTAGGTACTTACGAACACGGAGTGTTTAGAGAAGTAACATCTATCAGACAGAGTATTGAACTATATGGTGTGCCAAACTTTTTGGAAAGTGCTGACGGCCAACCGTTCCACGGTGATGCCAGAAACGAATATGGTCTAGATGCCTTGAACAAGTTCTTGGAGATTGGTAACAGAGCCTATGTGGTTCGTGCTAATGTTAACCTAGACGATTCAATAACAGGAATCAGAACCTTATGGCAGAGAAATGTTTCAGAGGCCACCGCATTCTTGGGTGAACTTTTTGAAGATTACTTAGCTGAATATAATGAAGAGAACAACTTATTCGGTTCTTCCGCAGAAACAGATATTTCTGGACCTGATGTAAAAATTCTTGTTGAAGAAGCATTAACAGAGTTGTTTGATCTTTATTCATTCTCCCCTAAAGGTAGAACTGATCAAATAAACCTATTCAGAGAATACTTCTTAGATGATAACAATGTAGACCGAGCAGGATACCAAGAAATTGTATTCGATACAACTGGTGGTTTCCTTACTGAAGCAGATGTGACCGGGCTTAATAACGATGCCACCTCATATGCGGCCACCATTGATGCCGGAAGCGGAAATATTGTCATCAACCTCGATGGATCAACTATCCAGACATTCGGTGAACTAATTACCGAGATTAACACTAACCTAGGTAGTGATGCTAGTATTGCTTTCAATGCAGGTAGATTGCGTGTAACATCCGCTGCTACTGGCGTAACGTCTGCCATTCTAATAGAAGAAAATATATCTGGAGCTAATGGACTGTTTAGTTCTCTAAACTTATACCAGTTTTTGGTTGATCCAGTACCGGGATTAGGTATTATGCCTTTACCTATCTACCCAGATGGATATGATCAAGACGCAGTAGGTCAGTTTAATGGCTTGTTTAATGCCATTGACGATGCTACATCCTATGATATTACAACGACTCAGGGACTATTATCAACTGCGGCTAATGAATATGAACTGACTAGAGAGTTTAGAAACTTCACAAGCCTTGGTACCAACAATGAAATGAGAAAAACTGAAATTGTTGAAAGGCTACAAGCCGCTATCAACAATCCAACACTTGGTATCAGAAACCCTGATGCATACTCATACAACTTGCTGGTATGTCCGGGATATCCAGAAACCGTTGAAGAGTTAACTAGATTGTCAGATGTTATGTTGGACGAAGTCTTCGTTATTGGTGAAACACCATTCGACAAGCCACCAACAGGATTCAACGGAATTTCAACATGGGCACTCTCGTCTGGACGAGTTACTGATGCCGGTGCTGCATATTACTATGGACATGGGATTTCTTCTAACATTACTGGTAAGGACATTCTTACAACTTCTGCTTGTTCTGCATTGAGAGTATATGCTTTCAATGATTCAACAGAAGCCCTATGGTATGCTCCCGCTGGTGTTCAACGTGGTTTGTGTAGTCACCTATCTGCTACTGGATATGTTTCCGGGAACTTGGGTGGCCCGACTACATTTGTTGAAGATGATTTGGATGTTGGAACTAGGGATTCTCTATATGAGTACCCAAAGAACATTAACCCTATCACCCGTATTGCGGGACGAGGGTTCGTGGTACTTGGTCAGAAAACTGTTTACCCAGCAATCTCTTTACGAGAATCTGTAAACATTGAACGACTATTACGTTTTATTAAACGTGAAGTTCGTAGATCATTGTTTCCATACTTGTTCGAACCTAATGATCAGATCACTCGTGATCAGGTTAAAGGCACAGTTGACAACTTCTTAGCTGGACTTATTAATGATAGAGCATTGTTTGACTTTGCTACAATCTGTGATGAGTCCAACAATACACCAGATAGAGTTCAGAGAAAAGAACTTTGGATCGATGTAGCATTAAAACCTATTACTGCGGTAGAATTTATTTACGTACCTATCCGAGTAGTGGCTCTAAATGCGGACATTGGTGATCCGGGTAGTATTATAGAAGTAAGAGACGACGAATAAAAATATTCGAAAAGTAATAAAGAAAAGCCCGGACATTCCGGGCTTTTTTATTTAGACCAACTCCACTTGGAACTCCCACAGTCCCATATCCGATACCACCCCTCAAGTTTCCTATTTTCATAACCTGTTAATGTGGGGTTATCATTATGATTTTTTCTTAACGTGTATCTATGATAACGTTTTAAATCATTGGGGAGAAAATACCAATAGTTCGGTTTAGTAAGTTTTTCTTGTGTAAACCCTAGGTACCCATATACAGACCCATCCCCCCATCGCAAGTCTGCATAAGAAACGACATTACTTGGATCACAGGACTTTAAAAAATGTTTAAAAAGCTTAGATGCACCCCCAACTACTGTTGTATTTTGGGCTGCACAAAATCTATCTATTTCCCACACTTTAGATTTTCTAGAAATGTTGGAATTGGAAAAACTCATTAAGGAAACCAACTCTTCAGCATAGTACAAACCATAACGAAATTTACACTTGTTGTAACCTTGTATGTGGTTATCGTCTACAAACTTTCGTGAGTCTTTCACAGAGACTTCTCTAATATCACAATTTCTAGCATATATTCTTGTATTATCTTTAACCAGTTTACTTCTGAGGATACTCTTAACAATATCCTTTTTATATTGCCATTCATCTTCAAAAATCACAAGCAGGGATATTCCTTGTGCCTTAAGGAGTTCTCTTTTATGAGATGTTTTTAGGGGATCATTTCCATTACGCATTAAGACCTCTTGAGAATGCCAATACAGTCCATCATATTCAATAGCAACACCTTCGTTGGGTAAATATAGATCAACCTCTAGTGGATGTATGAGGGTTCTATCATTCCGTCGCACATCTATAGACATGGACTGAAGAAACTCAAAGATTTCAGTTTCCGCTGAACTGACTCGAAACTCCCTCGGATAACAGGTGGGACAATAATCTACTCGCTCCTTGGATGGAGTAAAGAATTGTCTAGTCATTGAAAACTCGGTAGAACATGTACCACATTTTAATTGTAGGGAATTTAATCCTGAAGAAGTTTTAAATTCTTCAAGAACCAATAGGTTATTTTGAGAAGCCACATCCATTGCCGCCAACCTCAATGTTTCAGACCTTACATCATTAGCATGTTGTACACGAGATGAGCTATCTTTCAAATGCTGTTCATATCTCACTGGATCAAGACTTCTAAACCGCTCATTAATATTTTTATATGTACCATTAATTACACTGGTGTTATACGCCTTTTTACCACGTTCGGAAATTTTTTCCGGATTATTTTTGGCATACTGTGTTACGGATTTTGAAATTTTACCCTTTGTATCATCAGATGGGGAAGTTCTCACGTATCCCCTTTTCCTAGATTTTCGAGTTTTTGCCACTTGTTGCATTTTTTCATTAAACCCATCAGGTTTGTTAAAAGGTTTCCCAGTTTTTTGAAGGGATATAGACTCTTTAGTTTCATTCGAGTGAGTTTTACCAAACATTGGATTGTTTTTACCAGCCACCGCTTTTCTCTTCTCTTCGATATATTCTGGAGAAGATAGTGAATTTTGGCCATATAACAACTTATACTCATGGGTAGTGGTTCCATGAGTTTTAAGATGGGTTTGTGTTATTATACTTTTAAATTCTTTTTTACATATTTGACATTGTATACTCATTCAAATATTATACTATAATTAAAACGTAGAAGCCACCTTTTTATAAAACTGGCTTATACGTGATTCCAAGCGTTTCTTGTTTGTCGAATCTATATGCTTTTTAAAACCACTATGAATATCTTCTAAAAGATCATAAAATTTGGAAGTAAACTTTTTCTCATCTTCACCAATAGTTTCATCTTTAAGTTTTTGGATTGCAAGTACATACGTAGATTTTCTTGAAGCTAGACCGGAGTTTTCTGCTTTCTGTTCTAAACTTTTAATCTGTCCCGCTAGTCTGGATAAAAACTGATTCATTTTTTCTACACCAGCCATATATGCTTGTTCAAAAAACTCTTTCTCATTAAACTTTTTAGCTTTCTCATAGTCAGTCATAATATCAGGGGCACCACCCACTCTGGTATCGTCCAAGTAAGTAGCAATTTTAGCAAGTTCTTTAATGAGGGGTATTGACACTTTTGAATGTTCAATGAAGTCATCAACTTTACCAATCTCTGGTAGAGTTGGCGTTTGAATGACAATAGCAAACTTACCAGATGATTTCATTTTTGCCGCACGTATAGAAAAACTTTGTGCTTCTACAATAACTATTTCTACATCAGAGAAAAAACCATTTTGAATAATTTCTCCTAGATTGTACTCTAATCGCCTATCACTTGCATCATAGTGGGCGTTATCTAAGTTGTCAACGAATGCGTGTATCGCGAGTGAAGCTTTATTGTGGTTCTGTGCCATTGGGTTATCCTTGTAAGGTCCAAAGTATTTATACAGTAAAAATTATCAGATTTGATAAATAATGGTGAACGATTAAAATTATAGGAGCTTAACACATGGCGTTAATCACAGATATGGGAATCCCGGCTGGTTTTGGTGGAGGAATTCAACAACCACTATACAAAAACAGATGGCAGGTCACCATGCTATTAAGAGAAGCCGCTAATAACGGTATTAAGGCGATAACGTCTATGGCAATCACAGCAGAAAGACCAAAGGTTGAGTATGAAGAGATTCAATTAGACAGATATAACTCTCGTGCATATCTACAAGGTAAGTATACTTTCCAACCAGTAACATTTGTTATTGAACCCGACCTTGGTGGAAGATGCCATAGGGCCATCCAAGATCAAATGGAAGTCCAACAAAGACTTATTGGTCCAGATGCAGGAGAATTTTTGGGTCAAGCCGAAGCTGGTGAAGATTACAAATTCAACGTGATAATGCAACTATTGAACGGTAGTCACCCTAATGCGGGTGGAACCACCAACCCATTGGAAACGTGGAGCTTGGAAGGTTGTGCTTTAAATAACGTGGATTTTGGGGACCTAGACTATCAGGCTTCAGAAACAATTAAAACCACTATGACAATACGATATGATCATGCTAGAATGTTAGTAACTGGAATAGAGAAGAAAGCTACCGGTGGTGTTGGTACTCGATTCTAAGTACTACCCCCTGTTACATAAGTACAAAAAAGCCCACACGAACTGTGGGCTTTTTTTATAAATAACACCATACCAAGATTAAATCCACCACGATGAAAATTATTAGAAGTGTACAGAATTCTATAAAAGAGGGAAGATTTGATGAGGCCCGAGCCATTCTAGATCGTCAATCATCCCGCCTACCAACTATGGATTTTGTTGTTTTTCAACCGGAACGGGATAAAAACAGTGATATAGGTTTTGCACAATTGAAGAATGATTTCGGAAACGGTAGAGTTTCAAAAGGACTATTTTTCTTAGAGCTTATATCGTTTTCTAAAAGGGGAAAAGAGTTGGGCAGTATTTTAGCATTTGATCGCGTACCAACATACGCTAATATTAGCTTACTTGATAGTGCTAGTAGTGTTGACGAAAAAGTTCAGTTTATTGCTATGAGTTTGGGTACGGTAGAACTTTTCACTGAAATGAGAATATACTCAGATGATCTGTATCAGCGTTCAGAAGAGATATCCCTAGACTTATTTGAACAGGTAAGTACTGGGAGATTCTTAAGAAAGAATAATGACACAATTTTACCATTTGTTCGAAATAGTGTTATAAAACTACAAGCAGTAAAAGATAGATCGGTGGTGAGATAATATGGCTATAGCATTTCCTATTCTATATGATAAGGGGTTGTATGGAGCACCTTCAATACAGGACAAATTTGCGTCCAACGAGGCTCCAAAATTAAAGTTCAATTTTTTCCTCAAGTTCGAGTTCCGTTCGATCAACCCCGGTAGACAGACATCAGGAGAATTAAACTTAGAAACAAATTATCTCCCAATTAAAACTTCTGGAAGAATAACACCGGTAATAACATATAAAGATGTAAACTTTTATGGCTATAGATCAAAGGTAGCTACCAGAACAGACTTCTCTGTATTGAACGTTACCTTATATGATGATACCAGTAACCGAAGTCACTCTATCATAGAAGCATATATGAACGCAGTAAGCCCACTGGCTAACGCAGGGGGTCCAGAGAGGTCAACCCTATCAACCCTATCAACCATAGGTGAACTAGATAATGGGAGCGAACTGGGTGTCATAAAAAAGATAACACTTCTCCACGTTGGTAATGGGGGTGCATCCCGAACACAATATGAATTTTTTAACCCCAAAATATCTAACATAATAGCGGACGAACTGGACATGACAGCTTCAGAGGTGTCTCTAATCAATATGGCATTTGTATATGATGGATATAAAATCACGCACCCTTAATTAAATCACCTAAAAATATGTACAATAAATAGTTTTGAAAATAATTTAGAGTAAACTAGTATGATTAAACCATTAAGAGATGAAGTGTTCGTAACAGTTTTAGATGGAGATAACGAAAAAAGACAATCTGGAATTATTCTTGTCGGGAACCGAGTTTCATCTAACACCGCCATTGTAAAAGCTGTTGGTCCGGGTTTTGAAAATCCCCACGGTGTGGTAGAAGCCATTCCACTAAAACAGGGTGATAAAGTATTCTTCCCTAGAGGTACAGGCTTACTGTTAGAACATGACGATGAGAAATTTATTATGGTGAAGTTTGGTGACATTATGGGAATCATCGAAGACTAATAGGAAGTATTATGAAACATAAACCTTCCGGAAAATGGGCAAGTGGACAATTTATCCCCAAAAACCCCGACAAGTACTTGGGTGACCCATCTGATATAATCTATCGATCATCATGGGAGCGGGAAGCATTTGGGTTTTGTGATAATAACCCATACGTAGTCAAGTGGGCATCAGAGGAAATAGCGATACCATACCAGAAACCCGATCCTCGAACCGGTGCATTGAAAAACGCCATATACAAGCCAGACCTTTTTGTTGCCATAGATGATGGTAAGGGAAACCTACGTAGAGAACTTATTGAAATAAAGCCAAGAAAACAGACTCAAAAGTCGAGAGCCAGAAAGCCCGCTAGACGGATGGTTGAGGAATATACCCTAATGGTTAATAAATTAAAGTGGGAAGCGGCAGACCATTGGTGTAATCAACGGAACATCAAGTTTAGACTTTTGTCTGAAAACGACCAATTTGTATAAATAATTTCATGAAAAGCAACGATTTGGTCAAAATATGTCTAATATAAAAATAGAAGAAACAGCAGCAGGTGGATCAGTATCAGCACACTCTATCGCCGTAAGAACAGATGGTGGTGCAAATATACCAATGCAAAAGCGAGAAGATAGTTTTCTTAACTTTATGGCTAAGTTCAATTCAAGACTACAAAACAAGGTAGACATGAAGCCTGTCGTAACAAAAAAACCTTTTTCGAAAACACTCAAAGAGGAAGTTTCTCTTGATCAAGTGTATTCCAAACTTGGGGGCATTCGTAACCAAGGGCGAAAGGATAATGAAAACTCTCAAACATATGGTGTAGAGGATGATGATGGTAACCTTATGAAGATTACTGTTAAAGCTGATCAAGCTGAGAAGTTTGAGGTTGCACTAGCACAAGAGTTGGGAGAACTGGAAAACTATAAAATGACTGGTAGAGGTGGACACGGCAAAGAAGTTTCTATTGCCGAGGTACTGTATAACCTAAAACAGGACTTTGATATCATAACAGTTGAATTTCCGGAAATCGCTAAAGACAAAGTGTATAATGCAGACAAAGTAACTGATCCAGAAAACGTGGGGTTTGATGAGGAAGATTTCCAGAAGCCAGATGCAGATAATGATGACTTTTCGGATGAAGAAGAATTTAACACCGACGACGAAAACCCAACGGACGGAGAAGACCCTCTTGGGGAGTTTGGAGACGATGATACTGAGGGAGATGAAGAATCCCTTGAAGATGGTGAAGATGACTTGGGTACTGAGTTTGGTGAAGATGATGGCGAGAATGATGCCAGCAGTCTTTTGAGAAACATTGTCCAAATGTTGACCAAACAAGCAGAAGCACAAGCAGCGGAAGCAGAAGCGGAGGCTGAGAAATCTCGTGCGCTACAAGCCGAATATTCAGCTATGGCAGCTAAAGAAGAAATGCATAAGCAAGAAGAACTCGCCAAAATGGAAAGAGAGCTTGATGCACAAAAGAGTACAGAAAAGGATGCTAAGAAATTAGCGGATTTAGCCAGATATAAACTTCGAAGTGTTTCCGAGGGTGGCACGTTTTTAGGAACAGTACGTTCTCTATTGGAATTAGATGATCTAGATTCTGAAGCAACGGTTAGATTTAAGAGACGTGAAGTTCAAAAAATTAAAGACCCTGTCGAAAAGCGTTTACGTATGCAGGGGTTAAACTCTGAAAGACGATTAATTAAACATAAGACTGATGCAGACCGGGAGCAAGAGGAAGAAGATAAGAGGCGAGAGGAAGAGTTACGAGGTGAAGATCGCGGCAACAATAACAGACCCTCAACCATTTATAATAACAGGGATCAACAACGATGAGAATTGAACATATCCTTGAAATGATAGAAGATGAAATAGAATTCATTGAAGAAGGATCAATGACTCCTAGTATTCCCGTTGAGCGATCAAAGCGAACTGTTACTAGACAGTTCAAGAGATACGACAACAAGTATGTGAGACAATTCAGGTGTATGAGTGGTCCCAGAAAGGGACGGCTTGTAAAAAATCCTCAGAAATGTGGAATGAGAAAAGACCCCAAGCAAGTACGGGCAGGTAAAAAAGCCTCAAGAGTTAGAAAGGGGGAAAGAGTT